GGCATTGCGCTTGGTCAGCGCTGCTTCGCGGCTCATCGGGGTCGTCTGCATCTGCCCGCCTCCTGCCAGCAACGGCGCCTCGCCCATGCGGGAACCGAGAGTATGGCCGAACTCCATCGCCTTGTCAACACCCATCGCACCGACCAGGGCATCCACGGTCTCCTTCGGCAGCGCCAACTTCTCGAAGGCGTTGGCGGCAACCGCGGTGTTGGCCTCGTACTTGTCGCCCCAGGTCGTCTTCAGCCGCGCCGTAGCCTGTTCGGTCGCTTCGCGCGCCGCGGTCTGCTGGGCAGTTTCCTCGGCGTGGCCACTAGCAAACAGTCGCGTAGCGAGTTCGCGTGCCGTGGCCGGCGGCAGCTTCAAGTCCGTCGCGATCTGGCGCACCATCGCCACCGCGTCGGGATCAGGATCGCCGTCGCCATACTTGATGCCGTCGAAACTGTATTCAGTCGGGTTCCGCGCGCTCAGGATCGTGTCTGGCGACGGACGGGACTTCTCCAAGTTCTGGTAGGACTTGAAGATCGCCTGCGCCGCGTTGTCGCCGTCAAGCCGATCCCAGCCCTTCGCGACAAGTGCTGCGCGGGTATCGTTGTCAAGAGTGTCGTGCCACGCCATCACTGGTCTCCATCAGTTCGTCGCACGATCGACTGACCGCGCCAAAGGGTGAACAACTCGTCTTCTGAGAGATGAAGATGCTGGGCGATACGCAACCACACGTCTCGTCGGCCAGCAGCCCGCCCCTGCAAGAACAAGTCTCCTTCAACTGGTGCCGGCTCGGTAGCATGACAGAACTCCGCAAGGTCTTGCCAGACCTCATCGGGGACACGGAGATAACATCGTCGAAGGTGGAGGATATCGACACTGTGGCCGAGCCTACTCAGAAACTTCGGGATTGGCAACGGCCAACTCCATCGGTTGATAAAGCGCGCAGGCGCGTTCCGCCCGCTTCAGGCCGGGGCGCAAAAGCTGGATTTGCATCTGCGGGCCCTGCGGCGTCATCACCGGCACCATCATCGGCGTCGGCGGCGCGCCGTAGCACGTCACCGCGGTCAGGTCTTCCTTGACCGCCTCGGTGAACCGGCAGGTTCCGCAACGGGCCATCAGCCGATCCACTCGCCAGTCCAGAGCGCCTTGGCGACCATGATGGAGTTGCCGCGCTCGATATTGCTCTGGCGCTCGCCCTTGACGGCGCCGACCTTGCCCTGCGAAACGAGACCCTTTGGGGTCATCACAAAGCTTTCCTCGCGCTCCACGCCGGCTCGGTACAACTGCCCCTTGGGCGGCACCTGGGCGCGCATCCCGCCGGCAAGCGGGTCCTTGTGGAAATTGAGCAGCATCACGCCCTTGTGGCTCTCGTACCACTCGCGGCCGAGCGTCACTGCCGCGGTCTCCTGCGGTCCCGTCAACGGCTCAGTCTTCTTGCCTTGCTGGGGGATGTTTCGGCCCGCGATGAAGACCCGTTGTTCTTCTGGCTTCTCAATGAACTCGATCAGGAAGCCCCCGATCTTTTCCTCAAACGTATTCACAGGCAGTTGTCCTCTCGGGCTGCGGTTCTAACCTAAGTGTACCTCTGGTACGGGAAAGTCAAGAGCTATTGGGCTCCGGGTTGGCCGAATGCCCGGCCGCCTGGGGCTGACTGCCCAGGCATCATAGGCATCGAACCCGTCGGTAGCCCCGACAATGCGCCGCCAGTATTGCCGCCTGTAGCCGCTTTCGTCTGGATCGCCTGGGCCTTGATGATCGCCGCCTTGCCTGGAAGTTCCTTGACTTGGTTCTCGCGCTCCGCAGCCTGGGCGCGGCCCTTGCGCTTTATCGCGACCTTCTTCGGATCGGCCATCCATTCCGTCGGCACGAACCGCGCCTCGGCCATAGCGGGGAAGGCCACGTCAAAATCAAAGACATCCATGATCGAAGCGTCGCCAGTCTGCTGAGCCACGTTCTCGGCGAACTCAACTGTTTCCATGAAGCCCTGAATGCTCTGGCCCATCGCCGCCCGCGCCAGGGGGCCGCACCATACCGACTGTGTATGGAACTCACCCTTGGCTTCCTTGAGCACCGGGGGCATCTCAGGCAGCAGCCGCAGGTCCGCGGCCACGTCAAGCTCACGTTCAATCATCGGCCCGAGGTATTCGCTGTACTGCCGCCCGAGCGGCGCCAGGAACATGCCACGCATATTGGCCTTGGCAACCGCTTGTCGCACCGTATCCTGGTTGCCGCCCTTGGTATCCTGAAACAGATCATTGAACAGGCTCACCAGGAAGGCGTCATCGACCGATACCTTGCTGGCCGCAAGCATTTCCTGCGTTACCTGGATCGTGCCGGTGTCAAGCGGCTGAGCCAACTTCGCGCCCTGGCCCGACAAGCCGCCGTAATTGAAAGCGTTGGGCTCGGTCTTGAGACTGACGAGGCCGTCATCGGCGATCAGATACGCCGGCTCTGCCGCCTTGTGCCCCTGGCGCAAAAACATCGCCTTCTCGGAGTTCAAGGTCTTCAGTTCCGGCAACACCATTTGCGCCGGGCCGCGGCCGTATTCTTCCTCCGGGGCCATGAGATAGGCGCCGCACGACCAAGGGAAGGTCCGATATCCGCCTTGCTCCATGATGCAGTAGCCGGCGACACAGACGTAGACGCTAATCCACGGCTTCCCCTTCACCGGATGGAAAACCTGCATCGGATCGTACTCGGTATTGGGGAGCACGAATTGCAAGAAATCCCACATGGTGTTATTGTCGCTCTTTTCGAGCGCCGCCTTGAGCACCACGGGCAGCTTGGTCGGCCATTTGCCGTAAGCCTGTCGTGCCGTCCAGCGGAAATGCCGGACATAGCCATTTGGCCGGCCCTGATAGTTCCGCAGAACGTACATCTCGCCCGGTGAGGTACTGACATACCGCAAACCGCGGTGCGTCGGGCCGGGGTTGCTATCAAAAGCGTCGATATACATGCCCATGTTGCCGAAAACGCCGAGTTGCTGCCAGTTTTGCTGGTTTTGGCCGGTAAAATTGGCCCAACTGTCGTAACGGAGGTCCCACAGGGCCTTGGTTTTGGCCGCGTAATACTCGCGGACCTTGCGATCATTCCAAAGTTCGGGGTTCGAGCATTTCAAGTAAGACCAAAGCTGCGTCGCGGGCGAGACGATCGTGTCGCAGATCGCCATGAAGCGGTGGGAAGCGATCGAGCCCGCGGTGTCGATCTGAAATTCACTGTACTTTACGCCGGGGGCGCGATTATGACCGAAGGTGAAGGAGTTGCGATACTCGGGCCAGCACAGGGCGGCGCTTTCTTCCCACATTACTTCAAACTGGACCCTTCTGGTCCTCGCGGTACTAAAAAGGAGCATGAGCCATGCTACATATTTAGTCTCGTCGTCTGTCGATCCTACATAATTCAGGTCGTAAGACATCAGCGGAGACCATGTAAATCTAGGTAAGCGATAATAGCTTCATGGATTGGCCGCTCGTGATAGCCAACGCCTGTGTTGCAGCCAACACACAGTAACCCGCGAACCTCGCCCGTCTCGTGATTATGGTCAACGGATAGATTTCGACCCGGCGAAGGCGGCTGGTTGCAGATTGCGCACACCCCTCCTTGAGCCTGAAACATGGCGTCATAATCCTCAGGCGTAATCCCGTATTTTAGGCGTAACTGAGTTCGGCGGGCGCGCGCCTTAGCTTCTGTCGGATGCACTCTCGCCCAATGCCTCGCTGCGGCGCGGTCTTTATCTCGGTTTTCCTCGCGCCAATCGCGGGTTGCCTGACGTTGCCTCTCAGCAAAATCAGGATCAGAAGCCCGTTTAGCCGCCATCCAGCGCTTGTGCCCTTTCATTTCTTCTTCCCTTGGGCGCGTCTAGCTACAGAAAGCGCAATGGCGACCGCCTGCTTATGCGGGCGGCCGGCTGCCTGCTCGGTCTTGATGTTCTTGCCTACCGACGCCTTCGAGCCGGACTTGTCAAGTGGCATCTACCCTCCGAAAACTGATGCCGGCCGAGGTTACACACCCCGCCACAGTCCCGTCGGGACGCATCCCGAAACCACAGTCAGACACCGGCTTGGGAAATATTGTTGCGCGGCCGGTCTAACGCAAGGGCTTACCGGACCAAGGATTGATTATTGCGCCCGACATCTCCCGGCGAGGCATTCCTTTCACATTCGGCCCGAGCGGCACCACCTTGGCGAACCGCCGCGCCATCCACCAGATGCGCGTCGCCGACATGAGGTCGTCGTTGACCTTGACGATCTTGCCCGTCGGGTCCCGGTGGTACATGCGATACTCGGACATCCACTGCGTCATCTGCATGGAGGTCTTGAACCGACCTTCGTGCATTGCCGTGTCGAGGTCGAGGACGCCCGCCTCGGTCGAATAGCCGCCCGTT